CCACGATTAACTGGATTCTTCAACCTTTAAAGAGTAATGGTATCGACAGATATTTAGACAGAAAATTTTGGACTGATTCTAGTGATCGTCTAATGTATGAAGGCAAAGCACCAGAGCTTTCTGACACCAAGGCAGCTAGAATGCCAGCATTTTTTGAACATGCAAATACAAACCTCCCAAAATACGCTTGAGTGGGGACGCATTGAAAAGGTCATAGCTGACCTAGACGAGCAGTTTCCTGACGTATTTCCAGACCATAACCTATCTGAGAAAGAAATATCTTTTAGAGCTGGTCAATTATCTATTATTAGATTACTTAAACAACAATTATCCGATTAATATTATGTGCGGTTCACTTATTAGTTCAATTTTTGGAGGTGGTAGACAATCCACTCCACCACCACCACCTACACCAGCTCCACCTACACCACCACCAGCACCAGTACCAGTACAACGTGCTCCTATAGAAGCACCGACTGCACCTACACCTCCTCCACAACAAGATGAAACTAAGCGTAAAGCTAAAGTAACAGCTAAGAAAATACAAAAGAAAAAAAGATCAGCAGGTACTACACAGTTAGCTACTAAGAAGCCAGCTCAAGGTGGTCTTTCAGGTATTAATACAGCGCAAGGTGTTAACACAGGAACAACAACTCCTACTACTACTAAGCAAACATAATGGCACACGCACGGAACGAGTACAATAAATTATCTACTAACCGTGAACAGTTTCTTAATATTGCTTATGACTGTGCGGAATTAACTATTCCCACATTGCTTATGAGGAATGAAAAACCCCCAGCTTACCAAGAGTTTAAAACACCTTGGCAAAGCGTGGGGGCTAAGGGTGTAGTTACACTAAGTTCAAAACTTATGTTAGGACTACTCCCTCCCTCAACAAGTTTCTTTAAACTTCAATTAGATGATTCTAAGTTAGGAATAGAGATCCCCCCAGAAGCAAGGAGTGAGATGGATCTTAGCTTTGCAAAGATTGAACGTCAGATTATGGATAGCATTGCAGCTTCCACTGATAGAGTTCAAATCTTTTCAGCTATTAAACATCTTGTAGTAACAGGTAATTCTCTAGTCTACATGGGTAAAGATGGTATGAAAGTATATCCTCTTAACCGTTATGTTGTTGACAGAGATGGTAATGGTAATGTTATTAAAGTAATTACTAAAGAAAAGGTTAATAGAGATCAGTTAGGGATGGCTAAAGAGTTAGTCAATGACCCTAACAAAAACGATAGTGACCATGAAAAGGATGTCAATGTTTATACTTGTGTTAAACTAACACCAAAAGGATGGATCTGGTATCAAGAAGTACATGATCAATTAATTCCTGGAAGTGAAGGTAAAGCACCTAAAGATAAAAGTCCTTGGATACCACTACGTTTTGTCACTGTAGATGGTGAAGACTATGGACGTTCAAGAGTCGAAGAGTTTCTTGGTGATCTTAAATCATTAGAAGCATTGATGCAAGCTCTTGTAGAAGGTAGTGCAGCAGCAGCTAAAGTTATTTTTACGGTGTCTCCTAGTTCTATAACTAAGCCACAGTCATTAGCACAAGCTGGTAACGGTGCTATCATACAAGGTAGACCAGATGATGTAGGTGTAGTACAGGTAGGTAAAACTGCTGACTTCCGTACAGCATTTGAATTGGTTAATGTATTAGAGAAGAGATTATCAGAAGCTTTCCTCATTCTCAATGTGAGACAGTCAGAAAGAACTACTGCAGAAGAAGTTCGTATGACTCAAATGGAATTAGAACAACAGTTGGGTGGACTATTTAGTTTACTTACAACTGAATTTTTAATACCATATCTTAATAGAAAAATGCATACTCTACAAAGGAGTAAGCAAATCCCTGCTGTCCCTAAGAACCTAGTCAAACCTACTATTGTAGCAGGTATTAATGCACTAGGACGTGGACAAGATAGAGATGCATTAGTTCAGTTTATAACTACTATTGCACAGACTATGGGACCAGAAGCATTGCAAAGATTCCTTAATGCAGATGAAGCTATCAAACGTTTAGCTGCAGCTCAAGGTATTGATGTACTAAACCTTGTCAAGAGCATGGAAGAGATGCAACAAGAACAAGAGCAACAACAAGCACAGGTACAACAGCAAGAACTACTTAAACAAGCTGGTCAATTTGCTAGTGCCCCTGCAATGGACCCTTCCAAAAACCCTGAAGCTATACCAGCAATGCAAGCAATGGCTGGAGCTATGGGTGGACAACCACCACAACCCCCCGAACAATAAGCACCTATGGGAGAAACAATTACATACGATGCTGGTACTGATACAGTATCAACAGAAGGTACACTAACTGCAGAGGAGCAAGACTCCCTGCAAGTTGGTGAACAAATGATGGCAGAGCAAGAAGGCTTGCTTGCTGGTAAATATAAATCACCAAAAGATTTAGAAAAAGCTTACCTTGAATTACAAAAGAAACAAGGTGAGGAATCTGGTTTAGGAAAACTAGATAAAGAACCTACAGAAGAAGTAACTGAAGAACAACCTCAGTTTACTAAAGAAGATTTCTATACTGAAGATGGTAGTGTCAACTATGAGACTGCGAATGAAGTATATGGAGATCAAGTTGCTAAACAGTTCAAAGATAATGGTATAGATCCATTTAAAATGAATGAGTATTTTGTTGAGAACAACGGGACACTCACTGATGAGATGTATACTGATCTTAACAAGGCTGGTTTTAATAAAGCTATGGTTGATTCATACCTTGAAGGTGTGCGTAACCAAGTAGGAATGGAAACAGCACAAGTTGAAGAAGCTCCTGTATTATCAGATGCAGAGGTAGCAGAAGTACATTCTATAGCTGGTGGTAAACAAGGCTATGAACAATTAATGGCATGGGCTAGTGATAACATATCGGATGCTGACGCTAAAAACTTTGATGAAGTTGTTGAAACAGGAAACAAAGCCGCAGTCACCTTCGCAGTAAAAGCACTGTTCGGACAATACGAAGATGCAGTTGGACGTGATTCCAACTTGGTAACAGGTAAAGCTGCACCAGCTGATGTCTATAAAAGTATGGCACAGGTTGTTTCAGATATGAACGACCCACGCTATGATAGAGATGAAGCATATCGTGATGAAGTCCAATCAAAATTACAAAGATCTAATCTTAAAGTATAATTATGCCATACGGTAAAGGTACTTACGGTACAAAGAAAGGAAGACCCCCTAAGAAAAAGAAAGTTATTAAAGGAGGAAAGAAAATTGGTTTATGATACACTTAGGAGAAGTCACGGAGCTTTTGATAAAGCTGTGAAAGACGCTAAAGGTGACGTACAAAAACTTAAAGATGCTATTAAACTATATCCTAAAAAAGTTAAAGGTAAAGTTAATAGTGTAAACGCATAATCATGGCAGGAAAAAATTTACTTTCAACTCCCTCTTGGGATAAGAAAACAGGTATTGATAAATACCTTAAAAATGACCAGAAGTTAAGAGAAAAATTTGGATGGGGTAAAAAAGCAAAAGTCAAGAAAACAAACTCAGTAAACGCATAGTGTTACGTGGCAGCCCGAACAGTTCATCGTCCCTGCCACTTGTACACTTTTAATTTTATTAATGAACGATACAGAAGTTATCGCATTAACTCCTCCTATTGAATATACCATGAATGACAACGCAGAAATCCAAAATGGACGCTGGGCTATGATTGGCATATTAGCAGCTCTCGGAGCATATGCCACAACAGGACAAATTATTCCAGGAATTTTTTAAATGAAAAAAATCTCACTAGCTATCGCAGCTTCTTTATTCTCAGCCCCTGTAATGGCTGGACCATATGTAAATGTGGAATCAAATGCTAATTACACTGGCTCTGATTATGAGTCAAGATCTACAGATCTACACATTGGTTACGAAAATAATCTCGGTGATCTTGCATACTACATTCAAGGTGGTAAAACAATTAATGCTGTTGATGGCGTTGATTCAGAGTCTAATTTCTCTGGCAAGCTTGGTGGCAGTATCTCTGCTACAGATAAACTTGGTGTTTATGGTGAAGTATCTTTCTCACAAGTGGAAGACGCTGACAACACCTATGGTACAAAATTAGGAGCTAAATTCTCTTTTTAATTAAATGACTACAGCCACACTAACAAAACCCAACAGTAACTGGGATAGTTTATGTGACTGGGTTACGAGCACAGACAACCGCCTCTACGTGGGGTGGTTTGGGGTGCTTATGATCCCTGCACTATTAACAGCAACTACTGCATTTATAATTGCTTTCATAGCTGCTCCTCCAGTTGACATTGACGGTATCCGTGAACCTGTATCAGGAGCTTTACTCTATGGAAACAACATCATATCGGGAGCGATTGTCCCGTCAAGCAACGCAATCGGTCTTCACTTCTACCCAATCTGGGAAGCTGCAACCCTCGATGAGTGGTTGTATAACGGAGGACCA